CACACCCGCTATGCGCCATGGCGGGAATGGGCTGACGCTTTCGCCGTGAAGCCGCAGGTCTCGCTTCGACATCTCACGCTGACGATCGTTGCCGACGGCCTCGGTGTTCGCCAGGCGTCCGATGCAATGCGCATGGACCAGCGCCGCGCCGTCGGGCTGCTGCGCCGCTCGCTCCATCGCTACTGCACCCTGGCCGGATGGCAATCGGGGGAGAACCCACCGGACATCGAATCCGCTTGACGCGTTGCCACGTTTCAAGCATCAGTTTCATCAACGTCGCGTCGCGCGCCCGGTAGGAACCCCTGCCGGGCGCGTGGCATTTCTGCCACCTAGATCTGGGTTGGCCGGCCCTCGCGCCCTAGATGTTGTGCCTTGCCCGGCGGGGCGGCGGGTCCTTCCGGGCCCTCAGTTCACGCGGTAATTCGGACCGCGCTTGTTTGCTAGTCGGGCAGTCAGAAATCAGGGTTACGGTCATGACGGTCGTGACGGGTGACGGTGACACGCCGGAGGAGGCGCTCACCTTCGAAGCCTTCGCTCGCGTCATCGGCAAATCCCGCCCTTACGTGTCCGCCCTCGTGAAGAACGGTCGCATCCGGCCGCCGGCGCTGACGCCGGAGCGGAAGATCCTCGCGAGCCTCGCCCAGCAGCAGATCGCCGACGGCGCGGATCCGGCGCGCGGACCTGGCGGCCTCGGCGCGACGGGTGGGGAGGGCACCTATGCGACGCAAAAGGCGCGTCTGACAGCGGCGCAGGCCGAACAAGCCGAGCTCGCCTTGCGAGAACGGCGCGGCGAGCTGGTCGATCGCGCAGCGGTCGCCGACGTGTTCGGCCCGCTGCTGCGCAAGCTGCGAGATGACCTGGTGGGCATCCCGCGCGACATCGTCTCGGATCCCGAGGAAGCGGATCGGTGTGAGGAGGCCATCACGGCGGCCCTGGAAGGGGTCAGCGCGGAGATCCTGACCTATGCAGGCGACGCTGGACCAGGATGACGGGCGGGAGTGGCTTCGTCGCCTCTTCGCGGCCGGCATCCGTCCGGATCCTCGCCGGTCATTGGCGGAATGGGCCGAGGCGGAGCGCATCGTCTCGGAAGGCGGGTACCAGGGGCCTTGGCGGCATCGACTGACGCCGTACCTGGTCGAACCCATGGAGTATGCGGGCCTGAGCTGCCGTACGCCGGAGGTCTCGATCTCCGGCGGCGCGCAGATCGGCAAGACGCAGGTCGGCGTGAACCTGGCGGGCCAGTGCCTGACCGAGACGCCCGTCCAGGCGATGGTGATGCTGCCCAGCCTCACCAGCCTGCGCCAGTACAACCGGGACAAGCTGGATCGGATGATCCAGGCGACGCCGGCGCTGGACCGTGCCGTGGCCGATGTCACGGAACGGTCCAGCGCAGGATCCACCACGGCGGTGAAGCGCGGTGCGCGCGGGTCGCAGGTGGAGCTGGTGACGGCATCCTCCTCGAAGGATCTGCAGTCGCGCTCCGTCGCGGTGCTGATCATGGAGGAGGTGTCGGAATACGCGAAGGATGTCGGCGGCCGCGGCTCACCCATTGATCAGGGCGAGGCGCGGACACTCTCCTTCCGGAAGCGACGGTACAAGCACCTCAAGATCTCGACGCCTGGCGTGAAGGGCGATTGTGCCATCACCGCCGCTGTCGAATCGGGCTCCAACGGCCGCTACCAGGTGCCGTGCCCGCACTGTCTGGCCTTGCAGGCACTGACCTTCGCGCAGCTCACCTGGAAGAAGGGGGAGCCGGCAACCGCGGTCTACACCTGCGTCCATTGCAAGGCGCCGATCGACGAGCGGCACAAGGCGTGGATGCTGGACCCCGCAAATGGCGCGCGTTGGGTGCACGAGCATCCCGAGCGGCTCGGGCAGCACGCCAGTTTCAGCGTCAGCGCGCTGTATTCGAACATGCTGCCTTGGACGGAGGTGGCGAAGCAGGCAGAGGCCGCCGAGGCCGATCCGTCGAAACTGAAGACGTTCAGCCAGCAGGTGCTCGGCGAGCCGTGGGATGAAGCCTTCGATCTCCCGAAGGCGGAGGTGCTGCTGCTTCGCCGCGATAGCTGGAAGCGGGGACAGATACCGCCCGGCGTGCTGTTCCTGATGGGTGCCACGGACGTTCAGGGCAATCGGCTCGTATGGGCGGTCTGGGGGTTCGACCGCCATTTCGGCCAGTGGTTGATCGACTGGGGCGTGCTGCCGGGCGATGCAACCCAGCCGCATGTCTGGCAGGACCATGACGCCCTGCTCAAGCGGCGCTGGACCGACGCCTGGGGCAAGGACATGGCACCGGAATCGTGGGGGATCGATTCGAGCTACCTGACCTCGCACGTCTATGCCTATGCGCGGCGGCACGCGACGGATCGGGAACCGAAGGTGCGCGCGTTGGATGGGCGGCCCGGGTGGAAGAAGCTGCCGCTGGGGACACCATTCGTCAGGCCGGTGGACTGGAACGGGGCGAAGATCGGGGAGGCCCTGGTCTATCCGGTCGGCACCTGGGACATGAAGTCGGAGATCGCCGCTGCCCTGCGCCTGACGGAGCAGGGGCCTGGGCCGGAGGGCTGGCCCCATGGCGCGCTCCGGTTCAATGAAATCGCGGACCGCGGCTGGATCGAAGAGCTGCTGGCGGAACGCTTCGTCGCCAACCCTAAGACGGGCGAGCTGTCCTGGGTTCGGGTGGCGGCACGGAACGAAGCCTGGGACCTGGCCGTCTACTGCCGGGCGCAGGCGCGGCACACCACGGCCGAATTTACCGAGCGCCACTGGGACAACCTGAGCGCGTCACGGCAGGGCCCGCCGGAAGCGGCGCAGCCCGACCTGGCGGCGCTTTGGGCGCCTGATCTGAAACAGAAGGCCGAGGCCGCCGCAGCTGCGCGGCCCCCGGTCGCCGTGCCGCCGCACGTCTCGGGCAGGGGCGTGGGTCGCAGCGTTGTTGGAACTGGTCGCCGCTTGGTCTGACCTTCAATCGCAGGGAGCGTGCGTCATGGCCGAGAGCTACGCGGCGCAGCTCACGCGCGTGCAGGCGTCCATTGCGGCGATCGAAGAGGCCTTCGCCGGCGCGCGTGCGCCGGCGCTCGAGGTCACGCTCGCCGACGGCCGAAAGGTGCGACGCGAGGATCGGGGCCAGGTGCTCGAAGTCCTGTATCGGCGTGAGGAGCGCCTGATCCCGCTCGCGGCGCGGGAGGGGCGCGGCGGCGGGATCTCGATCAGCAGGGGGGCTGGCGCGTGAAGCATAGCTTCCTCGACCGTGCCATCGGCATTGTCTCGCCGGCGCGCCAGGCGGCACGTATGCGGGCACGGCTGGACGTGCAGCGCATGCAGATCGCGGCGTCCAGCATGTCCGGGTACGAGGCGGCGAAGCGTGAGCGGGCGGCGCTGCGGAACTTCAACGCCCGGGCGCGAACCGCGGATGAGGATGTGCTGCCGGGGATCGAGGATATCCGCGCCCGGTCCCGGCACATGATGATGAACGCGCCGATCGCGCGTGGTGCCGTCAACACGGTGGTGACGAACGTCGTCGGCACCGGCCTGCGCCTGTCGGCGCAGCCGGACAAGGCGGGGCTGGCTGCGACCACCATGGCGACCGAGGCGCAGATCGGCGCCTTCGCGGACGCCGCTCAGCGGGAATGGCGGCTGTTCGACCGCAAGGAACACGCGGACACGAACCTGATGCTGACGACGCGGGAGATGGGTGAGCTCGCCTTCCGCACCGTGATGGTCTCGGGCGACTGCTTTGTGCTGATCGTGCAGGGGCGCAGCGGCGTGCCGTTCGACTTCACCCTGCAGCTGATCGAGGCGGATCGGGTGTGCAACCCGAACTTCCGCAGCGACACCGACGCCTTGGCCGGTGGCATTGAATACGATGCCGGCGGCACACCCATGGCGATCCATGTGGTTGATCTGTCGCGCACAGGAACGGGCCCGCGCAGCTGGCGCCGCTTGCCGATGCGGGCACCAGACGGCAGCCCGCGCGTGCTGCACCTGATGCACCGGGAGCGCATCGGGCAAAGCCGTGGCGTGCCGTACCTGGCGCCCGTCATGGCTGCGCTGAAGGATCTGGACCGGTTCAGCGAGGCGGAGCTGACCGCCGCCGTGTTGAACGCGATGATCGCCATCGTCGGTCAATCGCCGGATGGCTCCTCGCCGCTGAAGGCTGAGGCCGAGGCGGCGGGCGCCGGCGCTGGTGGGGCCACGCCGGGGCTGCGGCGCACCGATGTTGGGCTGGAACCGGGGATGATCCTCGAGGGCTTCATGCCGGGGGAAAGCATCGAATCCTTCAGCTCGGAGCGGCCGAGCACCGGCTTCGACCCGTTCGTGCAGGCCATCCTGCGCCAGGTGGGCGCGGCGCTGGGGATCCCGTTCGAACTGCTGGTGCTGCACTTCACCGCGTCCTACTCGGCGTCGCGCGGCGCGCTGCTTATGGCGCGGCAGTTCTTCCTGGCGCGGCGGGCATGGCTGGCGCGGGAGTTCTGCCAGCCCGTCTATGACCTGGTGCTGCGGAACGCGATCCTGCGCGGGCGCATTGAGGCGCCAGGGTTCTTGACCGACCCCGCTGCGCTGGACTGCTGGACGGTCGCGCGCTGGACCGGCCCGGGGATGGGCCAGATCAATCCGCAGGTCGAGGTTCGCGCGGCGAAGGAAGCCGTGGAAGCCCGCCTGGCGTCCCGCACGCGCATGACGGCGGAACTGTTCGGCGACGATTGGGAAGCGACCGAGACGGAGCTCGAGTGGGAAGAGGAGCGGATCCCGGCGCGGTCGCCGGCCGCGCCGCCCGCGCAGCTTGGCCACAATGGCGGGCCGCCGATCGAGGATGCCCCGCCGCCGCGGGAAGACAAGCCGGAGCGCGGCGACCAGGAAGACGAGACGCAGGACGAAAGGAACGCGGCATGACGGCGCGCCTGATCAGCCGCATCGCCGGTGCCCCGTGGGCGATCACCGCGCCGGCGCTGGAGACCATCCTGGATGTCGCGGCGCGTGAACCTGTCGATCCTCAGACGCTTGATGCGTGGAAGCAGCACATGGCGCCCGAGCGTGCGGCGCTGGCGGCCCGGCCGGGTATCGATCTGCCGGGCACGCGCCGTGCCCAATTGCGCGACGGCGTCGCCATCCTGGGGGTGCGTGGCCCGATCTTCCGCCACGCCAACCTGATGACGGACGTGTCGGGCGCCACGGCGCTCGCGACGCTGGCGACCGACCTGACCATCGCGCGCGATGATCCACGGGTGAAGGCTGGGCTGCTGGATATCGACAGCCCCGGCGGCGAGACCACGGGCATGACGGAGGCGGCGCATGCCATCCGTGCCTTCGCGCAGGTGAAGCCGCTGGTGGCGTTCAGCGAGGGTTCCGCTGCCTCGCTCGCCTATCTGCTTGGGGTCTCCGCGGGTGAGCTCGTCGTCGCGCCAGATGCCATCGTCGGCTCCCTCGGCATCGTCGCGGCGGTGACCGACCGCCGCGAGGCCGATGCGCGCGCCGGAGTGCGGAGGCACGAGATCGTGTCGACGCAGACACCGGGCAAGCGGCCAGATCCCAGCACCGCGGAGGGATACGCGGCCATGCAATCTCTGACGGACAGGCTAGCGGAGGAGTTCCTTGGCCTGGTGGCGTCGATGCGCGGCATGGACGTGCAGGAGCTGCTGGCGGCCACGAAGGGCGGCGGCCTGGTCGTCGGAGCTGA